GCCACTTTGTTGCTTTCAAATCCCATTCAATCTGAATATTTCTCATACATTAACACTCAAAATTATATATATAATTTACTAAGCAAGCTTAGTTTAGAAAGAGTCATTAACGCGCAAGTGCGCGCGCGAGAGTCGCAATCTCCTCCAAACAAACATGCTGCTTTTAGAAAAAAAGTGAAAAACATGCTTCCCTTTGACGATGATGAGATAAAAGCATTGAGTATCTACCCCAAGGCTACTCGAGACTATGCACATCGAAGACTTACCAAGGAGATAGCCTCTGGCAGAGCTATTACCAATCATTACGCTTACTTTGTGGGTATTTGTAAGACTCACGTAGTAACACAAAACAGCACAGCCAAAGCTGTGCAAGCACCTAAACGGGAAGTGCAAAGACCAACACCTACGCTTCGCTCCTGCAAGCCAATTGAGTATGCACAGCCAAGCTACGATACACTCAAGCAGCTTTATGATTTACGTTTAAGAGTGTTTAACAAGGGGCTGCAATGGTTTGCCCTTGATCACGATGATCTTGAAAAGATAGCCAATGGTTTTAAAACAGGAACCAAGCTCTCTGCTTTTGACTGCGCCCCCCGACCCCCGGTGGCTCCGGCAGACCCACCCTGAAGATTGGATTTGAAATAAATGCTTTTTGTGCTAATTTTAATATGGTTTTTGCGTTGTTTCATAGCACAAAAGCTCCGTATTCAGGGGGCACGAGTAATGCCCGCTGCCCCCATAAAGAAAGGAGAACATGGAAAAGAGTTATATAATACCCATACACCCCATAGGCTGGAAAAGATCTGGCGTAAACGCTAAGCATGGAAAGCCCATATTCTATGACAGACAGAAACAAGAAAAGATATGCTACGGGCTCTATCTTCTCCAACAGCATGGTGATTCGCCTCTTTTTGAGGGGCCCCTTGAGCTCAATGTGATATATTACTTTAAGATTCCCCACAAGCTTACCAAGCAAAAGAATCCCTGTTTATATCAACACGCTGCCCCCGATGTCGATAATCTTAATGGACTCTTGTTTGATTCTTGTAACAAGGTTATATTCAGAGACGATTGCTTGATATCCAAACAGACCACCGTGAAACTTTATGACAAAGATCCCCGCATAGAAATTACGGTTAGGAATTTAGTATGAAAACCCCTCATCGTAGCACAAAGAGAAAAAAAGAAACTAACAAGGAAACTCCCATTCGAGCTATTCCCGACTGCTATACGTGGAACCTTGTTCCAGTCATGGATAACGCTCCTGAGGTATGGGCACAAGAGCTCAGGGAATTCGTTAAGGACAATCCACACGTTCGTACTTTTCGGGATTTTTTTGATGCTAAGCAAATCTATCGTAAGACCTTCTATGCGATGATCGAGAGATTCCCTGTCCTAAAACAGGCGCATGAAGAGGCAAAAATGACCTTAGGTGAACGTTTATGGGAGTCATCGGTAGATAGAAAGACAGATTGGAGAGCTACGCACCACAGGCTTTGGCGATACGGCAAAGAGTTTGAGGAAGATGATACATATCACTTAGAGCTAGCCAAACAGAAGAATGAAGAGTTAGCCAAGTCTCTGGTTTCAGGCATATTGCACAGCAACAAGGATAAGATCCATGACAGCAACAAGTAAAGAGCACGAAGACACCTGTGCGTTTTGTGATAAGCCTTTTTCTATACAAGAATCAAAAACTATCTATTGTAACGATTGCTTTGACAAACTTTATTTAGATGAAAGAAACAATGACAATCCACTCAGAAAATAAGTCTTCGGAACAAATAAAGTTTGAACAAGACTTTGAGAAGATGCAGGTTCAACACTTTGTGGATGCTGACATAGTTGATAGATGGAGAGCTGACCACCCGGACATGGCAAATTGGTATAGAAATAAGTACATTGAAGCACAGCTCAAGATACGATCACTCACTTTTGAAATAAAGCAACTCACTCAGAAACTTGAAGGTAGAGATTGAATGAACCGTATGTATTAGATAAGTTCCAACTTCGACCCTATCAGGTCCCTATCTGGGATGCCATCTTTGTTCAAGGTGTTAGACGAGCCTTGATGATTATAGGCAGACGTGGCGGTAAGGACCTATTAGGTTTCAACATGGCGATATACCAGTGCTTGTTAAAGGTCTGTATGGTCATGTATGTATTGCCCGTATTTAATCAAGCAAGAGGGACCGTTTTTGACGCTATCACCATAGACGGTACTCGATTCCTGGACTACCTTCCCATGCCTTTTGTTTCGAAGATAAACTCACACGAAATGAAAATTATATTTAAGAATGGCTCTATCCTACAGCTTGTGGGTGGAGAGACTCATAAAACTTCTATTCGTGGGCGTAATCCCTTTGCGGTTATTCTTTCTGAATATGCTTACTTTGAATCTGGGGACGTGTTGGACACTATTTCCCCTATTCTTGCTGCCAACGGGGGGTGGTTACTCATCCTCTCCACTCCCTGGGGCAAGAATCATATGTACGAGCTGTATAAATATGCTTTAGAGTCAACTTCATGGCTCGTTTATGCCAAGCCAACATCAGAGACTCAACACATTCCCCTTGAAGCGTTAGAAGAAGAACGTAAGAAGATGTCGCCAGAGAAGTATGCGCAAGAATACGAGATATCATTTGAATGTGGCGTAGACGGAACTTATTACGGTAGATCCCTTGAAAGGTTGAGACAAAATGGCCAGATTAATGCGGTTGCGTGGGATCCTGGGCTCTTGGTGCATTGTGCAATTGATATTGGTGTTAATGACGCCACTACCATTATATTTTTTCAAACTGTGGGTGATGGCACTATTATACGTATCATTGATTGCTATAGTAATACGGGTCTTGGACTGGACCATTATGCAAAACTAATTCAAGATAAGCCCTATCGTTATGGTATGATATTTGCCCCTCATGATATTAAAGTCCGTGAATGGGGTGGTGGTGCAGTCACTCGTTTTGAAAAAGCACAACAACTTGGCCTTAACTTTGAGATATTAGAACAGATACCAATCATAGATGGCATAGAAAATGTATTGACTCACTTTCCTAAGATGTGGATTGATGCCACAAGATGTAAGTCACTTGTTGATGCTTTAGAAAACTATAGAAGACAGTATGACGAGAAAAAGCAGATATATAGCCCTAAGCCATTGCACAACTGGGCTTCAAACTATGCGGATGCTTTAAGATATATGTGCCAAGGCCTTCATCTCACCTATTCCTCTACATCAGGACAATCTTATGATAAGATAAGAAACGAAGCATTGTATGGTAGAAAAGGGAATCTACAAAAAATATTCCAATATGATCCAAGGTATGATAGATGATAACTTGTTCTAATTGTAGAGATTGCATTCAGTTTTTTAGCGGAAAATTTAGAAATAACGATTTCTCTTTTAATAAAAATGATCTATATATTCCTTCTAATAATCCTTGTAAAACCAATTTTATGGATTTAGATGGAAGAGTAAAAACGTGCTTAGAATATTACTATGAAATGTTAGCAAAATATATAAAGGCTCAAGGTATGATAGATGATGAAAAGACTTTATCTTTGTAGAACTTGTATAGGAGCTGACAAACCTTATGAGCCTGAAGATCCCGAAGATTTATCGGTAATGAGAGTAACTTCTACATTTTACGATGAAAAAATAGAATTGAAGAAATATAGAAACTCTTGTCCTTCAAGTCCAAGTTGCCTTGAAGAATATGAAAAAAAATACGGTAAAATCTGATAACTGCTATTTAAAATAAATCCAGGGTATGATAGATGACCGCACATGAATTATGGCCTAAGTTTTTTCTTTACGATAAAAGCGTTAAGAAGAATCTAGAAATTGTTTTTGATGAACTTGATAATGAAAAGAAAAAAGAAGCACGAGATAATCTTTTAAAAGATCTGGTTGTCTTAAGGAGCTATGCTCATAAACTTCAAGATATTAATCCCTGCAAAGAAACTGATGACAATTTGATATCTTCTTTCAGAGATTTGATTGATTTTTATGATGAATTAGAAGTAAAAATGAAAGATATGAAATTTGAGTCTGATGGAAGCACTTAATCTTGATCTTAATGTAAAAAATCTTAAGGAAAAGGTATGATAGATGAATGAATCTATAAAAATAACCGACCAAAAAGAAGTTCCTATAAATATAAAATGGATATCTATGGACATAGAACCTTCTGAGGATATAGATAGAGTTATACTTTATGAAAAAGGAAATTTATTGTCTACCGATTGGTATGAATACAGATATAGAACAGGCGACAACAAATGGGCTCAGACTGGTTGTCCTTCGTGCAATGAAGAACAGACGGAATGGAAAGATCTTCAAAAAAAATATCATTTCAATTTATATTTACCAGTCCCTTCTTTTTATGAAAAATATAGAGAAAGAGAAGACTGGGATGCATCCTATAGGGATTGTTGAGGTATGAAAGATGAAATTAAAAATTCTAGAAGCAGAATCCAAAGAACAACTTAAAAAGGATATCGATATATTCAGAAAGATTCTAATTTTTAAGGATTGTTCTATAAAAGTAATTAAAGAAATAGAACAAATTGAGGATGGTCGATTAGTTTTCATAGCCGGTGTTGCCTATCTGCCAAACAAGGAATAACTTATGCAAGATCCTCACCACACTAACTTCCCTAAGACCGATCCCAAGTGTCCTACATGCAATGGTACTTTTAGGGTTGCACCTGACTTCATTCAGAGATATTTTCCTATTTTTATAAATAAAGAATGTTCGCCTGAACCAGTAGTATGTAAATCATGCTATGAAAAATACGAAGAGGATTACCTTGAATTTAATAAAGAATGGATTTTGAAAAACTCTATAGACAAATAACTTTAAGGGATAACTTATGCACCAAGATCCTCACAATACAAGGTTTAAATTTTTCTTCATGGCTATGTTTATCTTAGCTGTATGTTGTATTGCCTTTAAGATTTATTTTATTTTTAGAGCTTTTGATATGGCCCAGGCATATCTAAACAAATAACTTGTTTTATACCCCATTTCTGACATAGACTGTGACCAAAAAATAAACTTTGGAGACTGAGTCTATGGTAAGAACTTCTGTTGAGACTTTACCGGGTAATAATACTGCAATCAAGCAGAAGATTACCAATGATTATAATAACAATATCTCTTTATGGTCTATTTTCTGGACTCAAGGTAACATAGATACGCGCTTGTACGCAGGTGATAGTTCCTTGATGGCGCAGCTTAATCAAAATATAGTTACTAACTCTAATAATTCATACTATTTTAACCGTGTGTTACCTGTTGATAATATGATCTCTGGTTACCAAATGCGTAATCGTAAGTCTTCGGTGGTAGTTCCTTCATCTAACGGTGATAATGCAACTGCTGATCAATGGACAAAGATCATATTGAACATCTTTAACAAAGAACACGTGTATGATTTAATAAGTGAGGCTTTCCTTGCTGGCCCGATCATTTCGGGTATGAGCTTGATAGAGACGTACTTAGATTTCACTGAAGATCCTTTGAACGGTGATATCAAGTACAAACACTATGCCTATAACGAGTTTATGATAGATCCTTACTTTAGGGATATTAGTAAATTATCAGATGCATCCTTTATAATGACACGCTCATATATGACTCATGCTGCAGCTGCTGCGGCCATGCCTCCAGAGCATTATGACGCGATAATGTCATTACCTGGAAATTCAACTGGTATGGCACGAGACGGTAGATTCCAATACGAACCAGAAGCGTTTGCCTATACGCAAGGAAACAGAGTAGCATTTGATCGTTATTGGTATCGTGATTATCGTAAGGCTAAAAAGCTGTATGATAAGACTACGGGCCAATGCATTGATGTCTCATACCAAGACAATATAGATTTAGATTTAATGCTTGCAGAAAACCCACAGCTCGGATTGCAAGAAGTTACGGTGCCCACCGTTCGACTTGCAATCCAAATTCAAGACGAAATCTTTTATGATGGTCCTAACCCTCTGGGTATAGATGATTATCCATTCACTGCCTTTGTAGGGTATTATGTAAAACAGATGCCCTACATGTATCAAAGAATCTTTGGCGTGAACCGTGGCCTACGAGACCCTCAAATTCTCTTTAATCGTCGGGTCATACTCACCGCAGACTATTGCGAATCAGTCGTAAACAGTGGTTGGAAATTCCTTGAGGGGTCTGTAATTGATGTTAAACATCTGTTCCAAACTGGCCAGGGGCGCATAATACCTCTCAAGAGAGGTTCACAAATGTCAGATCTCGAACAAATACAACCGCCCAATATTCCTCCTACATTCTTTACGCTTCAAGAGACTTTTGATAAAGAGATCTACAACTGTGCGGGTATCTCTGAAGAAAACATGGGTAAAATAGTTCAAGACGATGCTTCTGGTTATTTAAGTGCTTTACGCCAGGGAGCAGGATTAACGTCAATGCAGCCTATATTTGATCGTCTAGACACCGCACAATGCAGACTCACTGATCTTACTATGGAAATAGCTCAAAAGAATTACACCATAGGTAAAGTTAAAGATCTTCTTGAAGGTGAAGAGCCTGCGCCACTATTTTATAACCAAGCGTTTGGCAAATATAGATCTACCTGTGAGTTAGGGTTCAACACAATTACACAGAAACAGATGGCATTTGCACAGAAACTTGAATTACGTAAAGCAGGAATACAGATACCAGATGAAGCAATGATTGAAGATGCTACGTTTCAGAATAAAGATAAAATGCTCCAACAAATGCAGCAAGCAGCCCAACAAGCACAGCAAACTCAACAAATGCAAATGCAAGTGCAGATGCAGGAACTTGATGCTCGTGCACAATTGTCTAAGGCCAGAGCAGCTGCCGATATGGGACTCTATGCAGAACGAACTTCCCGAGTTGAAGAGAACAGAGCTTTGGCTATACAGAAATTGCATGAAGCAAATAAAGATGACGAACAAGCAACCCTCAACAAAGTTAAAGCACTTAAAGAACTTGAAACAATGGACCTTGAACACTTGTCTCGACTTATTGAAATGGTTCAAGCATTGAAGGGTTCAGAACAGCAAGAGGTATCATTACAACCACACCCAGAAAGCAATAAAGATGTTGGCCTCTAACGTTAGAGGTTATTTTTTAAACCTTGTAGTTTAAAGACTACAGTTTCTTAGAAAGGGCCACACGATGGCAAAAAGAAAATACGAAATGCCGAATGACGGCAGAGGTCTGATGCATGAGGATATGTCAAAGCCTTGCGGATTGCCTTATGGCTATCACGTGAAAGAAGTTGATATGTCAAAAGCAGCTAATACCGTAGCAGGCAGACCTAAAGATCTTTATGATTTAGTTGAAGAGACTATGCACGAAGATCAAAGAGACATAAACTCTTTGACCAAACCAAGAAATTTCTAGTCATGTCTGCATGGTTGCGGCCATACGGAAAGTTGGCTAAGATAAACTATAAGCTTCTCAATACTCCTAAAGATCTCAGACAAAAGAACGAAAAAGTTCCTAATGAGAAAAGACAGGAATCATGGAAGATTGGTAGTTCACCAACGAGTTAAGGCTTCACTTTAGAGGGGGTACAGTTAAAAAAGGCTGTGCCCCTTATAGCAGTACGTGACATTTGGTCACACACTTTAAGGATTGAAATGCCCCATAAGAAAAACTGGATTCAAGACGCAATCAAGAAACCGGGAGCTCTGCATGAAGAACTACATGTACCCAAAGGTAAAAAGATTCCTGCTTCAAAGCTTAAAAAGGCTGCCAAGAAGAAAGGGAAGTTGGGCAAAAGAGCACGTTTAGCAGAAACTCTTAAAGGTTTATCTAAAAGGAAAAAGAAATGAAATATTGCATGAAATCATGTAAAATGAAGCATAAGCATAAAATGAAACCAAAAGGTAAAGTTGAAAAAGTAATGCACGAATTTAAAGAGCATAAACTTCACTCAGGCTCTAAAAAAGGCCCTCTGGTTAAAAAAAGAGATCAGGCAGTTGCAATCGCA